TTGCTTTCTTGATATTGCGTCTCTGATATACCGTTGTCGGTGATGCTGTTGTGTCGAACTCCTCCGGCTGTTCTGCCTCCGTTCCGAACACTTCTCTCCATTCTTTCATGTTTTTCTCGCTCCTTTCTCTTTGAATGTTTGCTAACTATTTTCTTTAATTTCTTAACATTCACATAAGGCTTGACCCTTTGCAGGTACATGTCGTATGTGTCTGTATTGCTCAAGTAACCCATGTATGACAGAATTGCGGTCGCATCGTACCATGTGATTTTCTCTTTCTTTGCGACACGGTTGACTTTCCGTGTGCAACTCAACATGATGCTTTCCCGCAGAATCGTCTTGTCGTGATAGAACTGGAATCCCATGAAATCGAGTGGTCTCCCTTTTCTCTTTCCGGTCTTTTTCTCTGTGTAATCGAACCGGAACACCTGCCAGTTTCCTTTCATCTGCAAGTTGAACTTTTCTCTCAAGAATCTCTCAATCTCCTGCTGCATCCTGTGGAGTTCCTTTTTGTTCTTTCCGAACACCACCATATCATCCATATACCGGATATAATGCACCGCTTTCAACTGTTCTTTGATGAAATGGTCGAGAGGCTGCAACATGAAATTTGACAACCACTGCGATGTGTAAAACCCTAAAGGCAACCCGACCTCGCTCCCGTCAATTATCAGTTCGAGGATGTGCAACATTCTCTCGTCTCTGATTTTCTTCTTGAGCCACGCTTTCAAGACATCATGGTCAACACTCTCGAAAAAGTGTCGAATATCCATCTTGAGAACATATTTGCAGTTCTTTTTGTCTCGCTGAATCCACCTCTCGATGTACTTTTTCCCATAATGAGCGCCCCTGTTCGGTACGCTCCCACACGAGAACTCATACATCCCTTTCATGAAAATGTCATAACACGCAGAGACGACAATGTGGTGAATCACCTGCTCATAATTGTATCGAGGTTTCTCAATCATTCTCACTTTTCTGCTCGTTCCCTCGTTGATACAGACTTTCCCGTGTCTTGATGGTTTCCATGCCTTTTCCGGATGCGGTACGTCGTACCCTTCCGGTGCAGTGTTCTCAAGTTGCTCGACGACGTTCTTGACATGTCTCTGAATGTTGGTCGGCTCTAATATCACTGCAACGTCCGGACGCTCTGTCTTGCCCTTTGCTGCTTTATGAAATTTTTGCTCAACATTGCTATGTTCTAACATAGGCTTGTACAGGTTATTGACGGATTTCTTTCCCATCTTTCTTATCACCTCAAGGTCTTTCTGATATTCTTACTCGACCCTGCCTGCATCGGTATCATTTCCACTGGTTAGGTGTATTTCAACACCCTGCGGTGTAGGAAAAAGGTGTGCTTTTGGTTAAATGCTCCATAATTTGATAAGATTGGCTCGCCACGATGTTCGTGTTCACGTTCGTCGCAGGGTTGTTCACATTCCAGTACGACAAACCGCACTTCGACCCGTTGCCACGGTTGCCACCGAACAGGGCAAGGACGCACACCGATTCCCCTGTCATGTCAAGGTCATCTTTTTGTCATGTCGGAGATTCTATCACAATTTTTTCTGTTTGTGTCGGATGTGCCTCCCGTTTCCATCATCGTGGAAAATCCTTGTCATACCGGACACCTCGGAGGGTAAACCCTCCAAACCTCCCTTTTTATTGCGGGGGAGTATCTCCCCCGTTCCCCCTCGCTGCTTACGCAGCAGCAACAGGCGGTTTACAAGAAAGGCTCGCCACGATGTACGTGCGCACGATCGTCGCAGGGGAGTCCACAGACCAGCACGACAAACCGCACCCCGACCCGTG